CCCCTGATGCGACCTGCGTTGATACCGATGCCCGCCCTTTGTGCAACATATCTGCCGATAGCCATATCAGAACTAAAGATGCTATCGAGGGTGTCATCAGAATCAACAAGAACACAGCTAGCAAATTGTCGAAGTGGAGTTCGCACTCCTGCCATGATAGGTGTGGGAATGTTGATTTTGTGCTTTGAGATTGCGTCATAGTACCTCTTTACATATGAAAGACGAATTTCTTTTGAGTATTGAGAGAAGATTGTCGCAGCAATCATCATGTACATAAACTGTGGGGTTTCATATACACTTCCATTGCTTCTATCTTGCACGAGGTACTTATCAACGACCTGACGTAGACCTGCATAAGTGAATAGGTAGTCACGGTTATGATTAATATACGAACCAAGTTTATTAATCTCTTCTTCAGAATAATTTGTGAGAATTTCTTTGTCATAAACACCCGCATTTACACACTTTTTAATGTGGTCCAAGAAAGTTGGATGGTCTTGAATTTTTCCATACAAAGACTTTCTCACAGAAAATAGCAGAAGTCTTGCTGCAACAAATTGATAATTTGGGTTATCCAAATCAATCAAGTCTGATGCAGAACGAATTAAAATTTCTTGAATTTCCTGAGTTGTAATTCCATCATAAAATTGAATTCCAGACTGCATCTCAACCTGACTTGCTGATACACCAGACAAATCCTTGCAAGCCTCGTCAACCATTAGATGAAGTTTATTCAGGTCAAGACTCTCTACGGAACCATTCCTTTTAACTACATTTGTACCGTTGCTCATACTCGTTTCCAACCAATAAGTTTTGCTTTTGCTTCTAACCCCATAAAGGTATTTTCTTTTACAATTTTGTTGACATCAATGCCTTCAAGTATCATATCATTGATGTCCTTTTCTTTCAAGTCATTTGGCCAAATTACAATAGGAAATTTTGAATCAATTGCCTTTTCCATTCTCTGAATAATTTGTTTATTTCGTTTTTCATTGTCATAGACCATCACAAAGTCTGATTCAAAATTAGTAACGAAAAACATGTAATCTAAATCTGCTCCAACCATAGCAATTGCATTATCTAAGAACATACTATCGATTGGTCCCTCAACGACATATACAGTCTTATTAAAATCTGCTTTATCTAAACCATATATTTTTGGATGGCTGTCGTCTAGGATGATTGTAATATATTTGACCTTTGAATTCTTATTCAGACTGCGACCTTGAAACCCAAAGATTTTTCCTTGATTGATGAGAGGAATGATGATTCTTGGTTCGTCGTTGTCTAAATTATCGAATGTGTGCTTCTGAGTGTTAGTCCACTCTTTGAAGTTCTGACAAAAATACAATTCACGAAAATATTCCTTTGGAATTTTTCTGTTCTCTAGATATTGTCTTGCCAAGTGTTCTTTATTTAGTTCTTCTATGGTGGGCAGGTCAAAAGACTTTTTTGAAAAGTTAGGTTTTTCAAACTTAAACTCTGGTGTCTTTGTTTGACTTCCCTTTCCTGTTAGACCATTCTTATATCTCTCCATCACATACTGGTCATACAACACAGCATCCATATCCTTCAGGAAGTTAGTAAAAGTCCTAGAAACCCCACAATTATGGCATTTAAAGTTGTGGTCGTTCTTTAACTTATACAGGTATCCCCGTGCCTTATTTTTAGTCCTCTGACTATCTCCGCAATAAGGGCAACGGAAATTATATAGACCTTCTTTTTTTCTAGCGAACTTATGCAGTCGGGAAGAAACCAACCCGATATATTTGGAATCAATAAAACTCATTATCTAGTTTGGGTGGTCTGGGAACCTCCATTATAGGGTCCTGGGAGCACGTTGTCAATAAAGGGGACTACCAAACCGATAATCAAAACGGCAGCACCTGAAATAGCTGCTACCTGCCACTTAAACTTAGATAAATCTGCAATATTACTTTCTACTGTCTCTAATCTTTTAATGACAAGGGCATGTTCTTTTGAATTTGACTCCTTAACCTCATCAATCATCTTTATAATAAGGTCATCAGTCTTTATCGCCTGTTCAATCCTTTCGTCATGCTTTGTAAGAATCATAGCAATGCGGTTATTTCCTTCTGATATTTTTTCCACAGCTGCTTCCAATTTTGAAAGCATTTCTCTGGACAGTTCTTCATAAATGTTGAGTTTAGATTCAAGAACCGCTAGTTTAGATTCTTGTGAGAACATGGCATTTATATTTTCCAAAGTTTTCTAGAGTTTTTTTGGTAAATGTATTTTTTTCTTTTTTTTACTGGTGGATTTCCTGGATCTGCCTCTGGAGTTCCAGCAATATTACCAGAACCAACATTATTAGTTGGCAATGCCATTGCACCCTCTTCATTTAAATTATTTCTTACCATTGAAATAATTTTATCTAAAATTCTGTCGTCCATTAGATTGAATTGAGTATTTTTAAACAGTCATCATCAAGTGGTATTTCATGAATTTTGGTAATTGGATATTCCGGAAACCTTTGAAGATAAACTATAAAAGTTTTCAGAACACTCCAATAATCCTTTTCCAATTTATAAAACAGCATTGGTGTTGCTGCATCACCAAAAACATTATAAAGAATAATAAAGTGGTTTATTAATAAATGAGTTTTCAGTTCACCTTCATTTTTATATTTTTTCAACAACTTTTTAATCCACCTAATTCTTTTTAGGTCATCATAAAAGTCATCCTTAGTCACGGACTGAGGATTCTCATAATGTTTAATTGCAAAAAGAAGATAGTTATCTTCATTCAACTCATCAAATCTCATACATCAAATCACGATACAGTAAGGGTTGCAGATCCAGATACAACTTGATCAGCACCTGTGGAATTAAGAACAACACGATATAGATATCCATCAAACGTAGTATTAGTTACCGCAACACTAACTGCAGAGGTAGTTGCTCCACCAACATTGGTGTATGAAGTACCCCCATTTGTGCTTCTCTGCCACTGATAAGTAACAGCCTGAGATACTGGAGAAGTTGCTGCTACTACACTAAAGTTAACTGTCTGTGGTAGTGCAGTGGTAGCAACACCAACACTAGATGGTTGAGTTACAATTGAAATGACAGTATCTGGGAGAAGGGTGTCATCGGCAGCATCACCACCAACTCCAGTTGTACTTGCTACACCAGTGGTGATTCCTGACATAGCAACTAAAACTTCAGTCTTTCTTCTCAGATTTCCGTGATTATCAACATAAGTATGAACACCAACCCATCCTGTATGTGAAATCTCTAGTGTAGATGAAACAATCTCATTTTCATCGACTCCAAGAATTTCAGTTGCAGAATAATTAGAATCTTTAAGAGTATACTTTGGTTTTTGGGATGCGGTCCACTCCACAGCAGAAATAGCAGCACCACTTAGATACTGAGTAGATGCAATAGAAATAACTGTATCTGAGGTAATACCAGATACAACTGCCTCACCAAAAGTAGTACCAGCTCCGATAGAAATCACATCACCGACACTCAATGCGGTGAAAGTGGTTCCAGAACCAGTTACAGTTTTATTTGCATAATCAACTGTAATAGTTCCAGCAGAATAAATGTCGTCTTTTTTACCCCAGAGTGCCATTTTTTTCTTTTCCGTAAAAAATTTTTCCTAAACTTATTTATAAAAGGGGGTAAAGCAACACTTTACCCCAAAAATTTTAACAAAATTAGATCCAAGTCATAAACTTGGAAAATCAAACTTCTGGTTTAAATAGAAGTTCCTTAACAGTAGCAAGAATAACATTATCAATGCTATTGTCTGTGGTTTTTACATATTTTTCAAGAAGTTCAATAACAAGATTTTTAACTGATGGGTGAGTTGCAATTCTAATAAGAATTGGTTTTACGATTGCGACAATTGCGTCCATAATGACCTCCGTAAGTTAGACCAAAATTATTTATCCGAAAGTACCCCTCAATCACCATTTAACTTTGTCTGCCCAATAGGCAGCACTCATTTTTCCCTTTGCAATATTTTTTGCATGTCTAGTCTTAAATCTATTGCGACGACTTGCATATTCTTCAGACTCCCCTTCTTTTTTTGGAGAACCTTTAACTCCAAGTTGTCCAAAACGAATAATCTTTTCTTCCCCACCTTCACATGCCTTTACAATATGAGACTTTCCACTCTCTCCAGAACCATGTGCTTGTGCTTTTGGTTTATTGCACTTCATTTTATCTTTATCAACTGATTCATCTAATTCACAATCTTCCCCAATAATACCATTAATTAGTTGAGAATTCTTCCTTCTCTTTTTATCCTCAAGTGCTTTAAGCATCAATAATATTAAAGTTTTTTTTTTATCCACTTCCTCACCAACAATATTTGATAATGCCTTTCTATAAACACTTGCTCCACTATCTTCTGGACTAATTGAATCAGGACTAGATTGAACTTTTTGTCCCGCACGACTAAGTGAATTTTGAATTCCTGCTTTTAGTTTTTCTTTTGCAATATCTTTCACTGCAGAAGTAACTGCTGCTCTGGTTCCAGTTGTTGCTGCAGTTCTTGCACCTGCACCTAAAGCAACTCTACCAAGTGCAGCAACTAATGGTGCCATTTCACTGATTGTATATTTTTCCCACATAGAAGGACCGTAGGAACACTCCCCCTTTGCCTCTTCTCTTCTGCAAAGTTTGCAGTATCTCTTTTCTTCTTTCTCTTCAGAAAGTCCTTCTTCACTTTGAAGATACTCAGAAGCAGTATCAACGTAATCTGCTGCTCTTGTTATTTTTGACTGCACCCAAGCAGGGAGTTGGGTATCAGATTTCTTTAATTTTTTACGGAGTGCTTTGATTGCTCTCTCCATTTGGTCCAACTCCACATTTGCCATATACCCCTCATCATCTTTCTTTTTTCCACTTGCGATTTCCTTATGGTCTTCATTAACAGTAGGATTCATTTCAATTTTATTTTTACCCTTCATGACATCAATAATTTTTTCTTTCTCAACTTTATTTGCCTTTTCATCTACTTCGAAAAGGAATTCTTCTCTCCAATCTGAATAGTTTTCCATTCTAGTTTTAATTAATGCCGATTTTAGTGCTGGATTTCTTCTTGCTCTTTGCCCCAAAGACATTCCAGTTTGTCTTTGGGGAGAAGGTGCTGCCTGATATGGAGTGCCGCCTGAAGGTGCAATCCTTTTAGATGCTGCAGGAAGTCTCTTTGTAGATGGAACTAATTTCTTTCTTTCTGGGGTTCCAGTTAGTCCACTAGTTGACTTTTTATTACTAACATCTCTCACGGAAACCTGCTGAATATCTCCTCCGGATGCTTTTGGTCTTCCTGGTTTTCCTGGTTCTTTCTTTTCTGGTTGTTTTGATTTTGCTTCTGCTGCTCGTTTTTCTGCTTTCTTCTTTTCTCTTCTAGATTTAAGTGCCTCAACTCCAGCTTTAGCAAGTGCTCCAACTGCACTTCCAACATTTCCTATTGCTTTACTGTATGCAGTTGGATCTTGGTCTTTATAACTGATGGTACTGTATTTTGCAGAAGATAAAGCACTCCTGACTTTTGATTTTGTATCCTTATCCGATTTTTCCTTTAATTTTTCAATCTGCCTTCTTTTTTGGTCTTCATATTTTTGTTTCTTGTATTCTAATTGTTTTTTTAGATACTCTGTATATTCTGAGCTTTTTTTATCTTTCCCTTTCCCTTTTTTATTTTTTTTCTTTTTTCCAGTTAAATCAGACATAACCTGCTCTGCTGCTTTCTTTTTTTGAGCAGCAGTCATTTCTTCAGAGATATACTTTTCCCAATAGGTCATTTTACCGTAGACAATCTTTTTCTATTAGTATTTAGTATTTTTGGTTTAAATTGTGGTATAGTTCTTTTAACTATAATATCAGTAAATGATACCTTTGGTTGCCCTGGTGTCATTTCTTGTGCATGTTGAAAATATTCTGTTGTTCCTATTTCAAATACTTCTCTAACATCCTTTAACCAACTCTTAAACATAAATCCAGACTCAGTAACACAAATTAAATAATTTGCACCCCTACGAATAATTTTTCCAACAAGTCCAGTATTTAAATTTTCAACCATAGTATCAACTTCATATAATCCCCCATTTTTATAATTCCATCTTAGAGCATCATAGTCCAGCATTGGTTCAATTTTCCAAACCTCAGTATCTTCTGTAACTTGCAATGATTTTTTTACTTCATCAAATAATGCTGCAGCATCATCTTGGTTTGCCGTTGAAGGAAGTCCCATTATAAATTTATCAAAGTCGTCTACTGCTGCTGCTGCTCTCATTAAAGCAGAAGAACCAGGGGTCTCTATTTCACTATCTGGGTCTTTCACCCCAGAGGGAACCACCTCAATACTATTAAACTGATAATTTTGCCCCTCACCTTTATGAACCAAACTCTGGAATTCCCCAAGTCTATCTTGACCTACAACTACTACAACATCAGTATATCCATTACCATAAACAGAGGCGAGAATATCAAAAATTGTTTTTGCTTCTTCATCATCAACAATATATTCTGCATAATCAGGAAACAAAGCCTGCATATATCCAATCTTTGTAGATGGATTCAAAGGATTTGTTGTGTAATCTTGAATTCTGCTTGGGTAAATTCTATACTCGTATCCACGTCTCTTTGCTTGAGACATACCAACTCTAAGTAATGCCTCATGGTTTTTAGAAGGTGGATTAAATCTACCAACAACAATTGTAACTCCATTAACTTGTGGTTGTTCTTCTTGCTCTGGGGAAGAATCTGTTTGTTGGGACTTTGTTGATTTCTTTGCTTCTTCACCAGGAATACCATCCTGAGATACTGTATCACCTTGTCCAAAAAACTTTAACTTACCCTTAACCGTTTTTGCAACAAAATTTCCCTGCTTATCGTACCAGTCTCCGTGACCATTTCCAACAAGTCCACGGTTCTTTGCCTCGGTAGATGCTTGGGTTTCTACTGCTTCGTTAAAAAATCTGGCAAAAGTCTTCATTATTACTTAGTTTTTAAATATTTATTCATTCATGTAATCTCAACTTTTATTGAACTAGTCATATCCTGACCAGATGAAAATTTTATTCTTATCTCTATTATACTATTTGGATTTCCAATTTTTTTTAATTGTATTCTAGTTTCACCTGTAGGTGTTTTTCTAGTATTAATAACAATAGTAGAAGAAATAATATCCAATATTTTATCTGTGCTGTATGAAGCAAATAATCCTCCCGTGCTCTTTGCAACAATATAAAGAGGAAGAGAAACTTCCTTTAACGCAGTTTCAATTATAAATCTTTTCAATTTATCTTGAGATACTTTATTCAGTTCTTGTACAAAATAATTAATATAATTTTCCTTTATTTGCTTTGCATCACTTTCAAATAAGTTTTTTCCTTTCTTTAAAGTTCTTACAAAATTTTTGTTAAACCATTTTGAATTTGATCCAGATGAAAAATGATTTGTTGGTTTTGAAGATAATCCATAATTAGAAAAATTCGTTTCAACATCTGTTTTCCTTGCTTTTACAATACTTTCAGCCAATTCTTTATACAATAAAGTTGATGCCCAATTTGGGGTGGTTCCATTTTTTCCAAATAATTTTAAAATATCTTCTACCCCAAGGTTTGCCTTGACTGTTGCTTTTCCTCTGCTTGTGGATTTTAAAGATATTCCGAAGTATTTTTCCTCAGGAAAAGTTTTTCCGGAATATTCCAATAAAATATCAGATGGATTTCCATCATCAAATTCATTATATAATCCACTAAAAAAATTACGTCTTTTGGGATTTGCACCAATTAAGTCTATTTTACTGGGAGAATCAGTTCCATAGTAAGTGGAAAGTTTCACTTTTACTTTTTTTGCAGTATCACTTGCTTCCGTATCTTTTGAAGTTTTTTCCTGAGGTGTAAGTCCTAATCTCTGAGATTCATTTTGTAAATTTATTTGACTAGAAACTCCATACAATTTAGATAAGTAAAATGCAAAAGAATTTTCAAAATATTCTCCAATTTGTTGACCGGTTGCCATTAAAAAATCCCCCTTTTCTTTATTTAGAAAGAGGGATTAATATTATTTCTTTTCCATCACTTGACTGATTGCATCATCAAGATCAGCAATCACTTCACGAATATCAAAAATACGAGGAGGTACTGTATTAATATTATTCGTATATCCTTTTTGAGACTCAAACAAAACTTGTCGAACTGCTGCAGCAGAACGGACATCCAATTCCAATTTTACTTTACTCACAGATCTCCCTCCTCACGATTTTCGGAATAGTAAACATCAAATGCACCACCAGGATAACGTTTTTCTAGTTTCTTCACATTGCGAGCAATCACCTCATCAAAAGAAACTTCAAGTGCCATACAGGCTTGAGCAACATACCACATCAGGTCTCCCAGTTCAATAATCATATGTTCTTTGTTATCTGCGTTAAAGGGTTTGCCTTGGAAGATCATCTTCTTAATAATCTCAAGGAACTCACCACCTTCGGCATTGATTCCAACACCAGCAGTCAGAAGACGTTCAATGTTTGCACCCTTTTCATCCAATTCAACCATTCGGTCAGCCAATGAAACAAATTCTCTGGAAGCATCAGAAGTCACTGCATCCACGAATTGTTGGTATTTATCAAAATCAGTTTTTTGTGTCATTTTAATTTAAAAATAATAATTTACTAGTTTGCAAATTTCAAATTTTTTCCAGATATCATATGCATCTGCTCTGAGTTCTGGAGGCATTTTATCAATATCCTCAGTTTTTATAGTATAAAAAGATGCCAATGAAAATCTATCATCATCTAAAAACCAATCTTTTTTAAAATATGGTTGATGAAATAGAGTTGGTGAATAAACAACTAAGTCATTATATCCCCAAGAAACATAATATTCAAGTTTCCACTCACCATCATCATCTGTATTTTCCCACTGATTAATTCTATTGTCAGAATGATTAATTTCATTCATTTGAAAATAATATTGATTAATTTCTTCAATATTCATATCAATGATACCTCTTTTTTTCATAAATGTCCAAAAAGAAGTACCACCTTTAAAGTTTTTTGTTAATCCTAAGTTAGAAACTAAATGTGGTCCAATAGGTAAATTATATGGTTCATCCATATCGGTATGAGGAGGAATCCGATGAGTATCCATAATCCCAGAAAAGCAATTAGTATATAAACTAATACACTCAAGATTTATTTTAAAATGTTCAAATAAAGATTTTCTAATGAAAAATGTTAATTTTGGGAAATTTGATGGATTAAATAAAAATGATTTGCCAGGTCTTCCTGTGAATTCTTTTTCATTTTTAAAGTGTGGAAATGATGCCAATAAACTTGAAAATTCATCAGGATATTTTAAAAAATCTTTAATTACTAAAGAATAAGATTTTTCCCCAGTACTCAATACATGTTCATTGATTTCTGGTTTTGTATTATTGACTTCCGAAAATTTAATAAATTTTTCGTCCATCTCTTCAATTTTCACTATTATTTCCTCCTCCCACTAAAATTTAAATCCAGAGAATTTACTTGTTTTTTCTTCATCATAACTATACTCCTCATCTTGTCCAGAGTCAAGTATGTCTTTTTGAGCACTTTGCTCTACATCAAAGAGTCTCATCTTTGCCCTATCAATTCCGAGAACAAATCTCTTATTCATTGTTGGGTCATTGTATCGGTTCTTCAATTGCTTAACCATAATCTGACCAAGTTGCTCTAACTCTTCAGTAGAAATAAGAGCAAACATAAGGTCAGCAGTAGCAGGAAGACCAAAGGATTCGGATGTGTCAGTAAGTTCAACATCAGAGTTTCCATAACCACTACGAGTAGTTTGAGTAGCGGAAACAATAGGAACATTAGTTTCAACTGCTAATCCACGAAGTTCTTCAGCAATTGCTTTCACGAATGTATAAGAGTTAATATTGCTATTCCCCTTATAACGTGAAGAAGCACAGATATTCAAATAATCAATAAAGATAATATCAGGTTTAAATGATTTCTTGAGAGAAAGTTCATTGAGTAGTGCTCGAAAATGCCCTGCGTGTGCTGATGCAGTTGGATATTCTTTGATGATAAGTTGCCCTTGAGTCTTTTTATTAATACTATTAACTTTAGATTCAAACATCATTTTAGGCAATGATTCAATATCTTGAATTTTAACATTCAGAAGATTTGAGTCAATACGTTCCGCAATCCTCTCTTCAGCCATCTCCAAAGTAATATAAAGGACATTCTTACCTTGAAGTAAAACAGAAGCAGCAACATGGCACATGAATAGAGACTTGCCAACACCAGTGCCTGCAAGAGCAATGTTGAGAGTTTTATTAGGAAGTCCGCCCTTTGTGATTTTGTTGAAGAACTCCAAGTCGAAAGGAATCTTGTCCTCACGTTGATGGTAAAAGTCGTATCGTTTTTCGGAATCCTTAAAGTAATCGTGTCCAATGTTATTGTCGAAGGAAACTG